ACAAGACTTTGTTACACAGGGAGGTCCGCCACGTGTTGCTAATAACATAATGAATCAAATCAAAACTACAACCACAGTAGTTGATAACTTTCCAAAAGCCAAGGCAGGATTTAACATTGAAAAGGACGCAGGACCCCCACCATCGGCCACAGTTGACAGTAGTAGACTTAAAAGCATGCTGGCCGGATTAAAGAGTAAATCAGAATGATATTGTTTAACACCGGCGATAGTCATACCTGTTATAATGTAGGTGAAGGTCATGCATCTAATGGATTTTGGTGCCCTGAGGTTAAGGATCATTATTGGTACAAAATTGCAATGGAAGATTATAATTGTACTGATTTTGTTAACGAGAGCCGTCCTGGGCGTAGTAATGATATGATGATAAAATTAGTTATTCAACATTGTTTAGAAAATACTACCTTACCAACACTTTATATAATTAATATAACTACTATATTTAGATTTGATTTAGCCAGTCCGCATAGTCACACGTTGCATACTATATTAACTCCGGACGCAGTATCTGAACTTGATTTTGAAACTATCGAGTGTACATTGTATGCTAAGTTAATTGGATTAATGGAATTTTTAAAAGCTAGAAATAAACCATTTTTAATTATAAACAATGGTAAAAATTTTAGTAATGAGAAATTACCCATGCGTGATGCATACGTTCAATATTTTAAACAAGATTCCAGAATATTAAATTGGTTTGATAATTCTAGAATATATTTTCAAGAAAATGTAACTAAAATTAAACCAGTTGATTTTAATCAATACGGGTGGAATGGGCATGACAGCCCTTCGGGACATGCTTGTTACTACAAAATGTTAAAATCAAGATTGCCAAAACTTCTATAAATATAACTAAATTGGAGTAGATCTTGCAAAAACGTACTCGTAGCATATTAGACGAAATTGACGGCCTGTTGGTACACCGAGACCGCGAAAACCTCGTGGAATCACGTGCTAATAACGTTATTACCAGTGCTATTAATCTAATGAACTACATTAAAGAAAATTATGATAGTGAAATAGCACAACAGTTGGAAAATCGACTATTAAATAGTATTCGCTCGCAAGACCCCAATAAATTTATACGCGGAGTCCGCAAATTGCGAGAGAATAAAAATGAAGATTAATGACATACTTGTTTTAGAAACAGAACAATTAGACGAATACGGTAATGCACCAAACGACAGTACAGATCCTAAAACAGCGGGCGGTGTTCCAAATGCGGTAGGTAATATGAAAGCACAGCGTAAAGCTCGTGCTGGTTTAAACAAACAATTACAAGATCCGGCTACTCCACAGCAACCGGCCCCACAAGCTGGTGCCACTCAACCTCCAGCCGCTGGACAAACTCCAGCCGCTACTACCCCTGCAACAACTACCCCAACAGTAGATACTACCGCACGAACTGATGGCAATGCAGGAACAACAGGTCAAACAGTAACAACTAGAACAAAAGGTAACCCAGCATTGGCTGGTTGGGCAGCGGCTGCAGGATCTCAATTGAATATGCCCGATGCAGATAGAGCTGTGCGAGCACTCAGCCCACGCGATCAAACAGTTACAACTCCTGGAACAGACACCACAGGACAAACTGGTGCTCCAGATACAACTGGACAAACAGGTGGACAAACAGATGGAGCAACACCGACACCGACACCGGCCGCAGACAGCCAGACTGGGCAACCAAATCCAGCGGCACAAGGGCAAGAACCGGGTCAACAAGCCGACGCTAATAAAGATCCACAGTACAAAATTTTTAAAGACCCCGCTGCATTCAAATCAGAGTGGGACAAGTACGTAGCCACTAAAAGTCAACCATATCAATTGATCGCCGATCCAGAAATGTTAACAGCATTAAAAGACATGTGGATGAGATCCGGTGGTACTCGAGTGGAAAGCCGTCGGCCTAGTAAAAAAGCACAACGCTTGATCGAACAGCGTATCATGAAAGATCCAATTTACGAAAGTTTTAGTCGTGTTGGCCGCATGATAGCCGAAGCCAATCTGACACAACAACAAATACAACAACTATTCAAAGCAGTAGCAGATGGTGCAGCTGCTGGTGGTAATGTACAAAATGCAGGAGATAATCCTGTTAGTAACCGTACCTGGGTTGGCCGAGGTGGCGACGCGGCCTCATGGCTGGCAAAGGGTTGGGATACTGTTAAAACTAAAATTAGTCAAAGTGCACCGGTTGCCGGGTTTGATCAATTGGTTGACACGGCACAAGGTAAGCTATTAAAGGCCGCAGGCGGTCAAGCTGGCCCTGTTGGGCAGGCATTACAAAAGTATAAAGAGTTTGGACAACAACATCCGATACTTCAAGGTGCTATCTATGCAGGTATTATTGCACTGATGGGTATTAGTGGTGCAGGCCTAGGTGGTGCTGCTTTGTTAGGCGGTATTAAAACTTTTGATAGATTGCTACAAGGTGACAAAGCCAGTTCAGCATTATGGCGCGGATTCAAGACTGGTGCTATTGCCTGGGGTGCCGGACAACTCGGTCAGCACTTACAGAATCAATCGCCTGGCACAACAAATCCAACCGTTGATCCAACTAACCCCGATGCTTGGGCGGATGGTACCCAGGCCAATGGTACCGACACAATACCTTATACAGTTCAACAAGGAGAAACACTAAGTCAGATTGCTAAGAGCAATGGTGTTAGTGTTAAAGATATGATGGACGCCAATCCAGATATCACCAATCCTGACGTTCTTAAAACTGGACAGGCTTTGCAAATCCCACAAAGCACCGGTGAATACAATGTATACGATCAAGGCGTAGGTACTCAAGCTGATACATTGTCTAAAATTAAATCTGGTGAATACACTGATAGTCCTATTAGTCACAGGGATTTAAGCGGAGGTGCGACTACAAATGCAGGCGCAGGCCAAGTTAACCAACTTACTCCTAAAAGTAGTTTTGATGCCGGTGGTGTAAATCCGCAAGACCAGGCCATGTTGGCCAACAATCCTGCTATACAAGCCGCTAACAGTAAAATTGATGCTGCCGATGCTGCCAATTATCAACAACAGCTTGATGCCTATAATCAAGAGGCTCGAGAGTATATGCAACAACAGATACAAGATGGAGCCAACGCAGATAAAGCATTAACCAAATGGGCTACATCACAAGGAATAGATAAATCTGACCTAGTTGCTGGTATTGCTAAAGACGAAAATGGTGATTTTTATCCTGGTTGGTCACAACCCGAGGGATCTGATTGGTACGTATACAATCCTACAAACGACCCCGACATGACTTATCCAGATAATTTTAGGCTCAATGCTAAAAGCATAACAAATTCAAGTTATGTAAGTCCCCGAGCCATGATCAGCGAGTATGTTGATTACAATGCAACTATGCGGAGTCGTATGTTGGCTGAAATGCGTGGTATGCCACAGAACGGTTGCTATCTAACATCAGCTGGTGTTAAGGCTATCTTCGAAGGTGTTGTAGCCGAAGGTCCGTGGGACACTATTAAAAATGTTGGTAGTAAAATTGCTGGCGGAGTTGAAAAGTTTGGTCAAGGTGTTGCTGACACAGTTAAAAAAGGCTACGATGCAGCTGCCAATAAGATTACTCTTGACAAGTTAGATCTTAACTGGCGTAAAAACTATAAAGAGTTTGACCCAACAGGTGGCAAAGGCCCAGTTGATAGCGAAAAAGTAAAAGAGTTTTTGCGTAAGCAAGGTGTAACAGACGTATTAATTAATAAAGTCTTTGGTGACCTAGGATTAGAACAACCAATGGCCAATCCAACTCAGGCACAATCAAGTTTTACATCTGGCGCTGCATTTACTGATTTGTTTAAGAAGTTCAGCGACAGTGGCGGCAACTTAGCACCACAGGTGCGTGGTGTGTTAAAAGACATTTTGTTAACTGCTATGCGTACAGTCGAAAGTATGCAACGTCAACGTATGTACGGTGCACCAGTACTATCTGAAGTTCGCACAGACTTTAGTGCCGCACTATTAAAGTCACTGAGATAACATGATACTATTAGAAGGTGGTAACGTCTTCAAGGACGAAAAAAAAGTTCCAATTACACAGCGTATTAATCGTAACGATGTTCCTACCACTACTAAATTTTTAGAACAAATAACTGGGTTGAGCTTAATGGATAATATGTTAGGCTCCACTGGTGTTACTGAAACATCTGGTGACATGGACTTTGCTGTTGATGCACACGTTATCAGCAAAGAAGCACTTAAAGGTGTATTGGTTAAATGGTGTCAAGCACAAGGCATTCCCGACGACCAAATCATAAACAGTCGAGCTAAAGGTAAAGAACCAGCACACCTAGATCGTTGGATCGATCAAACCGGCATAGAAATACATTTCCGCACACCTATTAACGGTAACGGTAATAATGGATTCGTACAATCAGATTTTAACTTCATTACTAAAATGGCCTGGAGTAAGTTTATGTTAGCCGCAATGCCAGCCAGTAGTCAATTCAAAGGTGTTGACCGTGCTGTACTGTTTAACAGCATCGGTAAGGTATTAGGAGTTAAAGTAACAGTACAAACTGGCGTACACGATCGTCTTACTGACGAATTAGTCACCGATGACCCGGGTAAGCTGGCAGAAATGTTTTTACCAGCAGGCACAGTTCAAGACCTAGCCAGTGTAGAAAGCACAATCGGCGCACTGCGTAACGATCCCAAAAGAGATGCTAAGTTAGCAGACTTTAAGAAATATTTAGAAAACTCAGGCAGACAAATGCCACAATTAGAATCTAGTGCTCACCCTACCGAGTGGTTGCGACATTGGTCAAACAAATTAAAATGATTATACTAGAATTTATACAGACCTTAATGGAAGGTGCCCGCACACCGCACCCAGAGGATTTTATCTTTAGTGGTAGTCGGGCGGCTTTGGATGCTATACAAGGCATGGTAGGTGCAGTACAAAAACCTGAACAGGTAAGCATCAAGTGGGACGGATCGCCAGCAATCATATTTGGCCGTCGTACTGCTGATGGTCGTTTTACAATGAACTACAAAGAGTACATTGGTGAAGCTGGCGGACAGGTTACCAGTGCCGAAGAACTATTACAGTTCTATGCCAAGCATGGCAAGAACATGGATGTGGGACAAAAACTAGCCACGGTATTTAATGCTGTTGGTAGTATTTGTCCCAAAGGATTTAAAGGGTTTGTACAAGGTGACCTAATGTGGACTGAATCGCTGGCTCCTGTAGCAGGCAAGTTTGTGTTTAAACCCAACCCACATGGTGTTACCTACAGTGTAGATGCTCACAGTGACCTAGGCAAGCAAATTGCCGGTCGTGGCGTAGGGTTAGCAGTACACAGCTACGGCTCGGATGTAGAAAAATCTAAAGATTCTCCATTGGTAGGTCGTCAAAGTTTGCTAGGTCTAGGCGGATTGTCTGGCACTAACGAATACATTACCGTATTCACCGGCAACATGGGCACATCCTTTAAGATGAAAGAACCGGTCAAAGCCAAAAACGATGCTATACGAGCAGTAAATAAATTTGCCAGCCTAGGCGGCGACGAGTTTTTAGCCAGCTTAACACAGTCAAGTAAAGATCGCTTACAACAGTATTATAATCGCAAAGCCACAGGACAAAGCGTTGACGGCAATTGGCTACAAAGTAAGCTGACACGCCCACAGTTTACGATAGTAATAGCCAAGGAAAATAAGCCTATTTTAGTAGAATTAGATAAGGTATACAGTAGTGTAACTGTATTAAAACTAGCTATATTGAAACAATTAGACTCGCAGGTTACAGGTATAGATCAGTCAGTGGGCGGACAACCCAAGGGCGAAGGCTTTAACATAGATACTCCCAGCGGGTTTATAAAGCTGGTAGATCGTAGCGTATTTTCCACTGCAAACGTTCAAGGTCGGCTATAATTTTTTTAGTTTTGTATAAATAAATGCATGTAGTCCTCTAAAGGGCTCATTAATATAAGGAGATTTATCATGGCAGTTTTCACAAGAATTAACGGCGACGCAGCCGGACAAGTAAACGTTGACGCAGGTCGTGCATTTGCTAATGCCGCAATCATCAACACAGGTATCGCAGCACCTTTATCAGTACTAAAGATTACTACTCCAACAGGTAACTTAGCAGCTGAATTAACAACAGGTGGCGCAGTTGAAACAATCCTACGTGTTGTTGAAACTAACGCAACAGTTTTAGCATATCAAGTTGACGCAACTCCACAGATCAGTATCGTTCTAGAGCGTTCTGGTTGGGCTAGCGATGCAGCAGTTGCAACAGCTATTACAGCAGCTTCTACAGCAAACAACATTTCTGGCACAGGCGGTAACGTTTGGGTAGCTGGTGGTGGTTTCACTGTATCAAGTGCTGGTGGCTTGAAACTAGCTTAATAGTTTTTAACTATCACAAAAAGCGATCTTAATGGTCGCTTTTTTTGTGGCATAAGTATCTGTATGACCAATCAGTTACATTATTATACAGGACTTACACTGGTAGATATTACTGCCACTGGTGTGATTCGCAACGGTGAAGAACTAGCTCGTAATCAACAACGTAATTGGGAAACAGTCCTACAAACCATGGGGCTTGGTGCTCAATCATTGGATATAGTTGCTCCGTATCGAGTCGACAATGTAGACATGGAATATTTAGAATTTGGAGAATTTTTTCAAGGGCAACACACAGTATGGGCATGGGTGTGGGCAGTTGAGCACAGTAATGTATTTGAAGAATACAATAACCCAGTGGCTAAACTGGAACGATATTTTGAGCAAATTCCTATTATAGCCGGATTAGAAGAAACAGCACGTTTTATGCTGCCAATTTTCTATCCATATGGTGGTATTCGCAATATTTACTTTCTAGATGGCTACCGTGATATCTACAATATTTAATAAATAAACTAGATGCTCAGGCACACATTATGGCTCACATTAAGGCTCAACTTACGGCAACAGAACTGCATCGCTAGCTAAAGGCGAAAAATATATGTCCACAACCGAAATTGAAAAGAAGAGTCTAGAAGCCCATGTTGAACTTTGTGCGGAAAGATATTCTAACTTAGAAATTAAATTAGAACATCTTGATAAACGTATGGATAAGATAGAATCTCACATTGTGGAAATTAAAAATAGTTTATCGGGCAACGATACCGGACAATATAAAACCATAATTACGATTGGTACAACTATTTTAGGTGTATTAATTGCTGGTATTATAACTCTTTTAGCCACACACTTCAAATAAAATAATGCGAATTGTAGAACTCTTAAATAACATTACACTACCTATTACCAATGAAGAAGCAGAAGTATTGGATATGTTAAAGGATAGCAAGCAGGTATTTAAATCTGACTTGGATTCTAGACAACAACTGATTGCTAATCATTTGGTCAATAAAGATGTATTATTGAGAATTCAAGAAAATGGACGCATCACTTATCGGAAAAAATCCCGATAACCTAACAAAAAAAGATTTTGAAACTATAGTTGGAGCCACAACACAGTATATTTCTGCATGGACTCAACGTGAGTTTGCCACTATATCAAGAAACAAAAAGATACCTTTAATTTGGCCATTACCACAGGGCGGATATGTAATAGGTTCTAAACGTATTATACAAAAACAAGGGTATTGGCAATTACAAAATTTTGATCACGAATGTCTATATAATTTTGACAGTAAACAAAGTGCTATCTTTTATTGTTTATGTGATTATGTTAAAAATTATCATTTAGCCGACACTATACGCATGGCCGACAGCGAAGTTAAAAGACTTAAAAATGATGTAATACACTATGAAAATAGTATGGAACGTGCTATAAAAAGTAAAGATAGTTTTGGCATAAGTACATGGAGTGCTCGATTAGATGATGCACGGTTGCGATTAAACTATGCACAGATTTCTTTACAGAAATCTATTAAATCGGCTAAATATTTAAAAGTTTGGACGGAATAGGACCTAAAAAATCATGAGATTAACAGAAATCGGTGTACAGCCAAAAGCTAAAAAAATTAACCAAGTAGTAGAAAGCCGTTTTGGCTTTAAGATTGACTACGATAATTTAACATTCCCTAAAGCCTATAAATTGGCACAAGGTATTACAGAGAGCTTAAACGCAGTTAAGCGTACACATGGTGTACATACTGCTGAAAAGAATCCCAAGTACATGGAAATGTTTATGGTTCGCGAAAGCCTAAATCGTTGGATGGTAGAGAATCGTCACATTCTTATCCAAGAAAGCGAAATGGCCAAAGCCGAAGCTACATTAGCTGCTAAGGACATGGTTGACAGTATTCAAGACATGTTAGAAAAAATTGGTAAAATGCAGAACGAACAGTTACCTGCATTGTTAGATACAATCCGTGACCAAATTGGCGAGCAACAGGCCGAATCATTTAAGGGCACAGTTACTCCACTATTACAAAACTTATGGCAGACCTTAAGTACCGGCCGTGAACAAGCTGATGGTGCTGCTCGTGCATTAACTGGCGAAGCCGCTCCAGATATGGGTATGGGTATGGGCGGTGAAATGCCTGGCATGGATGCTGGTATGGCTCCTGCTCCTGACATGGGTGCTGAAATGCCTCCAGCAGAAGGTGACGAATTTGCCGCTACTGATGCTGCCGCTGGTGGTCCAGAAGAACTAGGTAGAGAGCGTCGTTAATGAGATTTAGCGAATTTGCGTTACTACGTGAAGACGGAGATCTTAGTGATTTCATCGAAGATGATGCCGATCACGAAGCGAACGATGCGTTGATCAATACCTTAAGAGAAATACAATTTAGTTCGGATCATGCCGCAGTTCCAAAAATTTCAGTAGAAGCATTAATCAATTTGGTTAGACAACAGCCCGGAGCTGAAGCTTTCAATTTAGATACTCTGGTTAACGCTCGTAAAAATAACAACACGGTTAAAAACATTGTGTCAGATATCAAAGACGATGACAATGGTATTAAGTATGTGTTTATCAATCCTGTAGAAAATACAGCACCTGGAGATTTAGGTGACGCTGGAGATGGATCAATTGCTCAAACAGCACCAGAAAAAACGGTTTCTGCAATGGCAAATCGTGCTTTATCCAGCCGTAGTTAATCCAAAATACCATTGATCTAATATTATAAATATAGTATACTCTAGTAGTATACTCACCTTTAAGGAGTTAGCAATGAAAAAACTTATATTAACAAGCATCTTAGCACTAACATTAGTCGGATCAGCTGAAGCACACTGGCGTGGTTGTTGTTATCGTGGTGGATGGGTAGCTCCGGCCTTAATCGGCGGTGTTATTGGTTATGAATTAGCACAACCTAGATATTACGCACCTCCGGTTGTTTATACTGCTCCTCCCAGCGTGGTTTATGTTCAACCACAGACTCAAACACAGACTCCACCGCCGGGATATCATTGGCAACAGATTACAGATCCACAAACAGGAACAGAGAAAATGGCCTTAGTGCCGAATTAAAATTATGAAAAAATTATTATTTACATTATTAGCAGTAACCAACCTGGCACAGGCAAATCTTTTGCCAGAGCCAACAAC